ACCGAACGCCGATATGCCGTGCGCAGTGGTGACAGCGTTGTGCGTCGAGATGGCGCCGGAAGGCTCAAAATCACCAGTCGCCGCAGCGGCGGCCGTCCCAAGAGTCGGCGTTCCAGAGAGCGATCCGTAGGCAATCTGCGCGCCGTCGCCCCCGTTGTGATCGTGTGAGTCGCCGTTCGTGACGCCTTTTGCCGCGACTGCGTAATCCGTCGCTGCCGTGGCCGCTGCGGTACCGAGAGTCGGTTTGCCGGTGAGGTCCGCATAGTCGGTCACGCCACCGGGCGCCAGTCCCGTCAGCAGCGACCCATCCAGCGCAGGAAGCTGGCCAGCTACAGCGAGCTGAACGAGATTGCCGACCCCTGCCCCAGCGTTTAGGTACGCAGCGGTGCCGAGGTCGGCAATCAGGTCATAAAGCCCAAGCGCCGCCGCGGCGCCTTTCGCGTCGGCAACGGCGGCATCAATTGCTGCGGCGGCAGCGGCGTCAGCGGCATCGCCCGCGGCAGCGATCACGCTCGACAGACGGTATTCGATAGATGCCGTGTCAGTGCTGCCAGTGACCCCTATCGCCGCCTCGTGCTCACGTAGCGCATCCGTAATCTCTTGGTGGTACTCAGAGTGCCTCGGCGTTGTAAGACCCAGCTTACTTGTGGTCGGTGCTGCTGGGGCATCAGAGAACGTATTCAATGCTGATGGGAACGCCATGCTTATCTCCACTCAACCGTAACAGCACCGGAAAAGAATCCAGTGCTGACAGGCACCCCGTCAGGGCTCACGACCTTAAAGTTGTAATGCCCCGCGCTCCACGCTGCATCAAGTGTGTCTTGTGCAGGTACCGTAACCCGAAGCTGACCGGGCCCAATAATCACAATCCCACTGCTTGAAGTGGAAATCTCCATCAATTGGGTACCGCCCGGTTCGTCGGTAACGCTCATGTCGGCTGTGTGGTCAACCAACGATACAGGCTGGAAGTATTGCAGTACACCACCAGACTCATAGTCCGTAAAAGTCGTCGCGTTCACCCCATTCAACTCGATCGTGTTAGTGTCAACGAAAGTTGCTATGTGGTAGTCCTTGGCAGTAGTCCTTGCAGGCGCGTTGATATCGGACATGCCAACAACTCCGCTAACCAGGCATCTCCAGCCGTCAGGCATACCATGGGAAGTCACCGTCAGTTTGGGCGAACCATCTTTAGTGATCCCCGTGATTGGCACGTACACAATCTTGCAGGACTCCAGGTTCACGTCCAGCTCAAAGGTCTCGCCTCTGTAGAAAATCAGGTCTCTCTTCACGCTTAGCTCACTTGACTGCAGGAGCGCGTGCAATCAGCTCCGTTTTCATTTGACTTCCGGCTGTACTGCCGAAGTGGTAGTTCATGACAGCCCCCCATGCTGATGCCAAAGCTCCCAGCAGAATCAGTAAAGCCGGGTTGTTATCGGCCTGAAGGTTGCCAGATAGCAAGCCCCCGAGGATGCCGAAGAAACCCACAGTTACAAGCAGAGACAGGGCAGCAGGCACCCAGCTCCGCGTCGCCACTTGCATCGCCCTGGCGTCTTTCCTGTCGTCGACGGACAGTGCTGCCAGCGTCTCCTGATTTTTGAGACCAAGCTCCTGCATCTGCACGGCGAACGCCTGATCGGCCTGCTTCAGCGCCAGGAGGCTCTCTGGGGTTGCGCCTGAAATCGCAGCCTTGATCGATTCTTCTGTCTTGTCAGATAGCCCGAGCGCGTTGGCCACGGCCGTCACAGCCATGCCGCCAAGCGGCCCACCAAGGGCTGTCCCGATCCATGGCGCGACCGTAGAGACAACAGACTTCCAGTCAGACATTGGTTTCCTTTACCAGCGTACGAAGACGCTTCATCCTGTTCGCCCACCCTCGCCTGAACATCTCCTGGCTTGGGTCATTCCTCATGATCTGCTCGTAGAACTCATCTCGTACACCAAGGTACGCCTGCACGACCCAGCCGATGCTATAGGTCGTCACGATGTCATTAAGCGCAGCCAGCGTCTTCAACCCGATATCGCCGTCCTGTGCGGTACCGACAATGCCCTGGAGCCAGCGCGCCGCCCTGCCCGGGCCGTGCTGCACGGCAGAGTCGAAAACGACCATGTCGAGCGGAACCGGAAGCGTGCTGCACTTTGCTGTTCTCCAGAAAAGCTCATCGTAGATGGACCAGACCTCGTGCATCTCGATGTATTTGACGTGTCGAATGGGCTTGTTATGGTCAGACAACCAGCGGTCATACGTCCGCTGGGTGACGCCGAAGTTTGTTTTTCCGCCGCGATCAACCTTGTTGTCGCTATAGCCCCCTTCGAAGGAGAGGATGTGCTTCAGGTAGGCCTCTGGGAGTGTCATTTCCCCACTCCCAAGGTGTGGGTCCACGTCATAAACGCGTCCTTGATCGCGTAAGCAACGATGCCAAGGGCTCCTACGACAGCCCAGATTACACCGGACTCCGTCACCTTTTGCATCATCTTGGTCTTGGCCCTAGCCTTGTCAATCTGAGCGTCTACCCATGCAACTCTGGCCGCTATCTCCGTCTTTGTTCCGTGAGCTTCCATAACCCGCTCTTCTGCGTCGACATGGGCAATTAGAACAGTGGCGATATTATTAAGGCCGTGGAGCAGCAGCCGGTCAACAGCAATCCCGCCTTGATTGGCAATTAGTTCTACTTCCTCGTCTGTATAGACTTTCAACCTGTACATGCTATGCGGCACCCTCGATGGCGTAGATATCAGCCTTCTTGTTTTGCCCGCGCCCGGTCGCAGGTGTGGTTGGTTTCAGCTTCTGGTTCAGCGTGCTGCCGTCATTCGATGGCGCGGCTGGCCCGTCCGCGGTGGCAGCCACGGCGCCGTGCTTGAACATCGTCCCGCTCAGCGGCTTCATCCCCGGCGGCGGCAAGCGGCCGGTCAGTGCCAGGTTCGCCTCGTCGTCCGTGATCATCCCCAGCGACAAGCGCTCAAGGAGCATCATCTGCCTCGTCTGCTGGAAAGCAGCAAGCTCTGCATCTGGCCTCAGGTCGATGCTGGCAAAGGTGAACTTGACCGTGACGTCCTGACCAAACAGGCGCACAGACAAGGTCAAGGACCGCGACCAGAACTCCTCGATCGGCGCCTTGATCGCTCCGGTAGCACTCTTCATGAACAGCATGATCTCGCTCGACGCGATGTTCGAACTACCACTGGCGTAGCCAAGGACTGTGCCGTTCGTCTTCGAGCCCGTGCTCAGGCGCGCATTGCTCATCTCTTGGAGCACAGTGTATTCGTTGGCCAGGCTGCCGTTGCCCGGGGTCTCAACCTCGAACTCCAGGCTCGACAGGTAGACCAGGACGTCTTCCGGCCGCAGCGAGTTGACCTTGCTCTCGATCTCGGAAATGATTGCGTTCATTTCCTTGACCGCGACGTCACGGTCGCCCTGCGCTTCCTGGCTCAGGTGCTTGCGCAGCGTCTCTTCGTCAACCCGCACCTTCTGGCGAGGGTGGATGACCTTGCCCACGATGCGGGTGATGTCATTTGAGAACTGCTCGCTGTAGATCACAGGCTTGATCGCGCTCTCGATCGGGCTGCTCGAGTAGGGTTCGAGCAGGCTCTGGTCGAGCGACACGTAGATGAACGTCGGCGAGTCCAGCGCAATCTTCTCTGACCCGATCACCTGATAGGGTATCAAGGTCTTGTCGGCTGCCGCGATGAACTTGATCTGGGTCGTGCTGATCGGCTGGATGCGCTTCGGCAGCCGGTCCTTGCCCAGGACCACCTCTCCGCAGCATGACCCGTACTGGATCAACTCCTTGGCCAGCGACTCCGACGTCGCCCTCACCGATTGCGGGCCCGTGAAGCCGTCTGTGAGGTAGTCCGGGAGCAGGTTGAAGCGTGTCAGGATTTGCTGGGCCAGCTGTGTGGCCTCGCGGTTGAACGTACCGTCAGGGTTGACCGCGACCGCGGTGTATTCCTGTGGAACACCCAGGCGGATGTAGGACCACACCGACGCTGACAGATCCGGCGAGCTCGCAACGAAGTCACGGATGATAGCCCACGTATTCGCGCCGTTGCGCAGCGTCGTCGTGTCTGTGCTGGCCAGTCGGCGATCGTTCTGCGGCAGGAAGTCGGCCGTCGGCTTAGTCGTCGTGAGGTAGCTCGGGAACGTCGCTGACCCCGGTTTCACCTTTGGTGGCGCGACCGGGGGCAACTGTACTGCTGCGTCCAGTGCCAGAAAGTCACTCACGCTGCTGAGGCTGTCAAACATGCAGGTTCCCTATGATTACCCGCATGATACGCTATCGTCACAACTCACACAATAGCTTATGACTATTGAAGCATACACTGCTTACACCTTGATGGTCTGCGCTTTACACTGCACACTGCCCCATAAACTGGCTAGGTCACGTCCGCGTAGGTGCCTTCTGGAAGCTGCTAACCAGCGGCAGCGCACCCCCACCTGCACCGGAGAATGTCCCGATGATGTGCTTGGCGACGAACGCATACGACAGGGCGAACCAGAAGTGATCATTGCCTGCCTCTGACTTCAACCACCTGAACTCGACGGTCTGAGACTTCAGGTTCCAGTCCTTGACTCGGCGCATGTCTGTGCAGTGCTCCACGAACTCTGTGTCCCGCAGGCACGCCAACTTCGAAAACTGGCCCGAGCGAATGTACGACATCAGGGCATCGAAAACCCTGTCCCTCACCACGTTGACCTGCCTGATCAACTGGCTCCCAGACTCACCGTCTTCTTCCTGCTTCTTCAGCGAGAACAACTGCGTGCCCCTGGTCTGCATGTAGACCGAGGCCCAGAGGTTCATGTCGATCGCCTGCAGGGCCAGGACCGTGTCCGTGTAGGGCAGCGAGTCGATGACCGACACCCTGACCCTGTACTTGATCCGCAACTCGACGTAGACCTCCCGCAGGCGCGCCAGCGGCACGTCGACGATCTCCACGACCTGGGCCGCTCCATCAACGAAGCATGCCATCACCACGATATGGCAGGTCTTTCCAAGGTCGACCCCCATGACGTGGGAGAAGGCGCCTATCAGGCGACTGTCGATCGTGATGCCCCTGATCTCGTCCGGTGAGAGCACGGACTCCTGTGAGAAGAAGGGAAGCCCCAGGTTGAAGTTCACGAAGTCGCCAATGTTCGAGTACGTCGTCGATGACTTCACCAGGTACGCAGGGCTGATGTGCCTGGGCACATCGAATGGCGAGACCTGGACACCTTCCGCCTCGTGGTTCTCGTCGGGGTTCTCGCACACCCACTCCCGATGTGCATGCTCCAGGCTTGGGGTATTGCCGCACTTCGGGCACCCCACATGCGCCTCCTTCCAGCGCAGCCCATGCAGGTTCTTCTTGGTGACCTCAATCATTTCCCCGGTGTATCCCGGGATTTTCACGTGCTGGTAGTAGTCTGGCACGAAGTAGTGATTGCAGTGGTCGCACTTCACGAAGTTGAAGTGCCTCTTCGAGCTCGAGAACTCAGCATCGACTCCGCGGCCAGGCAGGGTGGGTGTCGACAGCTTCGTCCGCATCTGGTACTCAGAGTTGGTGAGCCTCGAGTGATACTGGTTGATTACGTTGAGGTCGCTGAAATCCAACTCATCATGAACAAGGTTGTCTGCTGGTATCGAGATGGGGGCGTTGGACGACGCCGCCCCTTTCATGTACAGGTAGCTTCCGTTA